GTGAGTTTAGAAAAGCGCTGTCAGATTGCACTCTCATATCATCGGTACTAATCATGAAATACGGAAAACTCTATGCCGTCATTGCGATGGTAGGCATTATCGTGGGTAGTTATTGGGTGATTAACTGGCAAGCTAATAGGATTAATTCACTGACAGATATCAACAAAAAACTGGCCGTGGCTCTCGAAGAACAGAAGTCTATTAATACTGACTATCAAGCACGCATAATGCGATTAAATCAGTTGGATATTCAATATACGCAGGAGCTAGCGAATGCTAAGAATGAAATTAGTCACTTGCGTGATATTAGTGAGCGTCATCCAGAGCGGGTGTACATCAAAGCCGAGTGTCCAGCAGTCACCAAGAATTCCACCGAAAGTGGAAGCAATGAAACCACCGCACGACTTAACAAAGCAGTTGAACAAGATTATCTACGTCTCAGAGAAATGATAGTAGAGAACGAACAGCAAACGTTGTATTTACAGAACTACATCAACACTGAATGCCTTGCTCAATAGCGGGGCTTTTTAATGGATTCTTCGCAATAAGTGAGGTGGTCCATATCTTGCTGACGGGTAAGCCGTAAGTGACCAAAGTAACGTAGTGATACGTGATGATGGTTGCGATTAACCTCACACAGGAACATCAAATGACAGAAATTACAGCACAGAATCAAATGCGCTTAGAGCTATTACGGTTAGTTGGCAATGATACCGCAGCGGCTCAAGCGGCTATCGAGTTCGTAAAAGATGACGCTCTAAAGTTTGAGTTATTCAAAGACGCATACAAAACATGTCAGACGGAAGCTCAGTTTGTAGCGCGAGCACAGAAAGCGGCGCGTGATGCTCAACAAGCATTAGATTTATTTGCACAGTAGTTAATTACACAGCTCATTTACGAGTGGGCTGGATAATTGATTAAAGGAGTAAACATTATGGGACAACAAACTAAACAGGTTGGTTGCCCTAGCAAGCTTACTGAAGAGCTAATCGCTAAGGCAAAAGAATATCTGTATGGCGGTTACAAAAAGCATGAAGATTCTGTCATTCCTAGCGTTGCAGGATTGGCTTGTTATTTAGGGCTTGCTCGCTCAACAGTTTATGAGTACGGAAAGCAGGAAAGTGACCTTGGACGTGAATTTTCGGACACGTTAGAGGGGGTGATGGCGATTCAGGAGCTAAAGCTGATAAATAGTGGTCTCACTGGTACATTCAACCCCACCATCACGAAGCTAATGCTTGCTAATCATGGGTACTCTGAAAAGCAACAAGTGGATCATCAATCATCCGATGGGTCAATGACTCCCTCAGCACCTGTCTACAATGTAGTCAAGGTGACAAAAGATGAGTGAACAGTGTGATATTCCTGAGATTTTCGAAGAGTATTTGCAGCCTGCTAGATTCAAGGTTTCTTATGGTGGGCGAGGCTCCGCAAAAACAAGAACATTTATTACTATCCTGCTGAACAACGTTATTTTTTACGGATGGAAATTAATTTGTTTCCGTGAGTACATGAAATCAATCAAAGAATCATGTTATGCGGAAATTGTTGAAGAAATTAACAGGCGTAACCTTCATTCATTAGTGACCGTAAACAAGACAGAGATATTCGCCAACAGTGGCGGTCGTATCTGCTTTGATTTCTTGCGTTTGAACGTGGAAAACATAAAGGGATATGCAAACTTTGATGCGGCACTAATTGAAGAGGCTGAAAACGTCTCGAAAGACTCATGGGAAACATTAATACCAACCGTTCGTAAAGAGTATTTCAGTAAAGAGTACGGGCGAGTTGTTGAGTCTGAGATATGGGTAGCTTACAACCCTAAGAATAGGCTCAGTGATACTCATCAGCGATTTGTATTAAATCGTATCTATCCTGACTACGACGAAAACGGAAACCGTTACTGCATCGTCAAGAAAATAAACTACACCGATAATCCGTGGTTCCCTGAAACGTTAAGGCGTGACATGGAGATCATGAAAAAAAACAATTACGAGCTATATCGACATGTTTATCTTGGCGAGCCAGTTGGGGCTTCTGATATGGCAATTATTAAATATGCATGGTTAGAAGCAGCTACTGATGCTCATAAGAAGTTAGGGTGGAAAGCCAGAGGCGCAATTATTGCAACTCATGACCCATCTGATGTTGGTGGTGATGCCAAAGGATATGCTATGCGGCATGGTTCGGTTGTTAAGCGAATATCAGAAGGCTTATTGATGGACGTTAACGACGGAGCTGATTGGGCTACGGAGAAAGCCATTCAAGATGGCGCTGACCATTTCTTGTGGGACGGTGACGGCTTGGGAGCAGCATTGCGCAGGCAAGTTACTGACGCATTCACTGGAAAGCAAACAACAGTAACAATGTTCAAAGGTAGTGAATCACCTTTCGATGAGGATGCCTTATATCAATCTGGTGCATGGGCTGATGAAGTGGTTAGCGGAGACAATAGTCGAACCATCGGTGATGTATTCAGAAATAAGCGCGCTCAATTCTACTATGCATTGGCTGACAGGCTCTATTTAACTTATCGAGCAGTAGAACATGGCGAATATGCAAACCCTGACGACATGATTAGCTTCGATAAAGAAGCGATTGGCGAACAGATGTTAGAAAAACTATTCGCAGAGCTTACGCAAATTCAACGTAAGTTTAACGGTAATGGCAAGTTAGAGCTAATGACCAAGGTTGATATGAAAGTCAAACTTGGCATTCCATCGCCTAACTTGGCTGACTCCCTCATGATGTCTATGTATTGTCCTGTGATTATTCATGACGATACAGAGATTTACGTTCCATCATCTTCTAGTTGGTAACTATGGCTGAAACACTACAACAAAGACATGAGCGAATAATGCTCAGGTTTGACCGTGCGCACTCACCGCAAGAAGATGTGAGAGCGAAATGCGTCGAAGCAACACGGTTTGCACGAGTGCCCGGTGGTCAGTGGGAGGGTGCAACTTCTGCGGGCACTAAACTCAATGACCACTTTGAAAAATACCCTAAATTTGAAATAAACAAGATAGCCACCGAGTTAAACAGGATCATCAGTGAGTATCGCAATAACCGAATCACCGTTAAGTTTAGACCGGGTGACAAAGAAGCCAGCGAAGATTTAGCAGATAAGTTAAATGGCTTGTTCCGTGCTGACTACGAAGAGACTGACGGTGGCGAGGCTTGTGATAATGCGTTTGATGACGCAGCAACAGGTGGATTTGGTTGCTTTAGGTTAACAACAAACTTGGTCAATGAGTTAGACCCGATGGACGACAGGCAGCGAATTTCTATCGAGCCTATTTATGATCCGTCTCGTTCAGTGTGGTTTGACCCTGACGCCAAGAAATATGACAAGTCTGATGCCGAATGGGCTTTTTGCATGTACTCGCTATCCACCGAGAAGTACAAGGCTGAGTACAAAAAAGACCCAGCAACGTTAGATGTAGGTATTGATAGGTCATGGGATTATGACTGGTTTGATTCTGATGTTGTCTATATCGCTAAGTATTATGAGGTAAGAAAAGAATCAGTTGATGTTGTCAGCTTCCAAAACCCAATTACTTCAGAGGTTGTTACCTATGACAGCGAACAACTTGAGCAGGTTGGTGATGAATTAATTGATATTGGCTTTGTTGAAGTTGCTCGAAGAACAGTTAAGCGCCGTCGAGTTTATGTGTCAGTGGTCGATGGTGATGGATTCCTTGAGAAAGCTCAGAGAATACCGGGTGAGCACATTCCATTAATCCCTGTTTATGGTAAGCGCTGGTTTATTGATGACATTGAGCGAGTCGAGGGGCATATTGCAAAAGCAATGGATGCTCAGCGCCTTTATAACTTACAGGTGTCAATGCTTGCTGATTCAGCAGCTCAAGACCCCGGTTCGGTTCCTATTGTTGGCAAGCAACAGATTAAAGGGCTTGAAAAACACTGGGCTGATAGAAACTCAAAAAGACCTGCATTCCTTCCTCTGAATGAAATAACCGATAAGCAAGGCAATGTTATTGCGCCAGCATCAGCAATTGGTTATACGCAACCACAGCCACTTAATCAGGCAATGGCTGCGCTGTTGCAGCAAACAAGCTTAGATATTCAGGAAGTAACTGGTGCTAGTCAGGCAATGCAGCAAATGCCTAGCAATATTGCCAAAGAGACCGTTAATAGTCTTATGCACCGATCGGACATGGCTTCGTTTATCTATCTGGATAACATGGCTAAAAGCTTGAAACGGGCTGGTGAAGTATGGCTGTCGATGGCTAGAGAAGTATATGGATCTGATAGGCAAGTTCGCGTAGTTAATGAGGATGGTACTGATGATATAGCGCTGATGTCTGTGACGATACGAGATAAACAAACAGGCGAAATTGTAGCCATGAATGATTTATCTACTGGTCGTTATGATGTCACGGTTGATGTAGGGCCATCTTATACAGCAAGGCGTGATGCCACTGTTTCAGTGCTGACAAATCTTCTTGCTGGGATGCTTCCTCAAGATCCTATGCGCGCAGTTGTTCAGGGGATTATCTTGGACAACATGGATGGCGAAGGCCTTGATGAGTTCAAGGAGTACAACCGCAATCAGCTACTCACTCAAGGTGTCGTCAAGCCTCGCAACGCAGAAGAAGAGCAAATTGTCGCTCAGGCACAGCAACAGGCGCAACAGCCTAACGCTGAGTTATTGGCAGCGCAAGGTGTATACTTGCAAGGACAGGCAGAAGTCCAGAAGACGAAAAACGAAGAGCTCTCCATCCAGGTTAAAGCATTCCAAGCACAAACAGAAGCTAGGGTTGCTGAGGCTAAAGTTGTACAGCTTCTTGCATCAGCAGATAGCACAAAGCGCGCTGAAATTAGAGAGGCGCTTAAAATGTTACATAACTTCCAGAAGGAACAAGGCGACTCATTACGAGCAGATGCCGAGTTAATTCTAAAAGCAACAGATACGCAGCATAAGCAAAGCCTAGACGTTGCGAAAACTATTCAATCACAAAATAACCAACAGTCTCCTGCGGACTTCTCGCAGAGTTAAGGAGTAATAAATGGAAAACGAACTGATCATTGATGGTCAAGCAATGCCTATGTCTGAAAATCAGGAATCACAACAGCAGGAAAATACAGATCAACCAACGCAAGTTAGTGAGAATAATACCGCTAATAATGCCGAGGTTGTCACTGGTGATTCAGCTGAAGTAAAACCAGATCAGAGTGTCGAACAGGAGCAAGACTACTCCTTGCAAATCGGTGATGAAGAAATCTCGTTAACTGATGACGATGATTCAATTGAGGGGAAGCCAGCTCCACAGTGGGTTAAAGACCTTCGAAAAGGATTTAAAGATACTCAGAAAGAAAACCGTGAGCTAAAGCGCCAACTTGAGGAAATTACAGCCAAGCAGACGCAAGAGCCAGCGGGTAATCATAATGATGAAATACCTCAGAAGCCAACACTAGAGTCATGTGATTGGAGTGAAGAGGCATACGAGAAAGCATTAACTGATTGGTATGAGAAAAAAAGCCGTGCTGATCAGAGTAAAAAAGCCAAGGAGAAAGAGCTGCTCGACTATAAGGAAAAAATCCTTAAGCGACTGGAAGATCATAAGCAACGAGCATCTAAGTTACCTGTAAAAGATTACGCTGAGATGGAAGAGATTGTCACTAATGAAGTTCCAATCATCCATCAGGAAATCTTACTTAGAGCTGCCGATGAAGGTACTGAGCTAATTGCTTATGCACTTGGTAAGAATAAAGAATTGCGCCAGCGGCTTACAGCTGAGAAAGACCCAATACGTGCAGCATTCCTACTTGGTCAGCTTAGCCAGAAAGTTAAGTTAGCACCAAAACCAAAGAAAGCACCTAAACCTGAGCCGGAAGTTAAAGGTGGAGCGGGAAGCGTCACGACTGATGAATTAAACAAACTGTGCCCCGGCGCAATTATTGAATAAACAAGGTGTAAAACATGGCTAATAACTTAGATTCAAACGTAAGTCAGATTGTACTTAAAAAGTTTTTACCGGGCTTTATGTCCGACTTGGTTTTATGTAAGACAGTTGATCGCCAATTACTGGCTGGAGAAATCAACCCAAGCACTGGCGAAAGTGTCAGCTTTAAGCGCCCACATCAATTCAGCTCTGAGCGTACGGCTGATGGTGACATTACTGGTAAAGCAAAGAATGGTCTTATTTCGGGTAAGGCGACTGGACGCGTTGGTAATTATATCACTGTCGCTGTTGAGTGGGCTCAAATTGAAGAAGCCTTAAAGCTAAACCAGTTAGACCAAATCTTAGCGCCAATTCATGCTCGAATGGTCACTGACCTTGAGACTGAATTAGCTCAATTCATGATGAATAATGGTGCATTGTCACTTGGTACTCCAAACTCACCAATTGCCAAATGGTCAGATGTTGCTCAGACAGCTACCTTCTTGAAAGATATCGGCATTAAATCTGGCGATAACTACGCAGTAATGGATCCGTGGTCAGCTCAACGTCTCGCTGATGCGCAAACTGGCTTGCATGCATCTGACCAATTAGTGCGTACAGCGTGGGAAAATGCACAAATTCCGGGTAACTTTGGCGGTATTAAGGCTCTAATGTCAAATGGCTTGGCATCTCGTGAGCAAGGTGATTTTGGCGGAACACTGACTGTTAAAACAGCTCCAACAGTGGATTACACTGCCATTAAAGATTCCTATCAGTTCACTGTTACTCTTACTGGCGCAACAGCAAGCAAGACTGGATTCTTTAAAGCTGGTGATCAGATTAAATTTACTGCAACACATTGGTTAAATCAGCAAAGCAAGCAAACTCTGTATAACGGTTCTACTGCAATCAGTTTCACCGCCACCGTTCTTGAAGATGCAAACTCTGATGGTACTGGTGATGTCACTGTTAAACTTTCAGGTGTTCCGGTGTATGACGCTGTAAACAAACAGTACAACGCAGTTGATCGCAAAGTAGCAGCAGGTGATGAGGTTGTAGTGATCGGTACTGCTAAGCAGCAAATGAAGCCTAATCTGTTCTTTAATAAAATGTTCTGTGGCTTAGGCACTATCCCGCTGCCAAAATTACACAGCATTGATTCAGCAGTGGCCACATATGAAGGTTTCTCTATCCGCGTACACAAATATGCTGATGGTGACGCTAACAAGCAAATGATGCGTTTCGACTTGCTACCTGCTTATGTGTGCTTCAATCCACACTTTGGCGGTCAATTCTTCGGAAATGTCTAATACCCTCGTTGTTTATTTGGGAGCTTTGGCTCCCTTTTTTATTTGAGGTAAATATGGAACGTAAAAGCGTTTTCGCATGGGCTAACAATGATAATGGTTATGTACAGGCCGTCATTGTGGCTAGTGATTTTCCTGCATTTAAGGAACTTGGCTTCGTCGCTTCGGTTGATGAGGTCTTTAATCCAGAAGTAAAGAAATCAAAGTCAACTAAGAAGGCAGAAACAAATGGCAATGACACTGACTAAAGGTGAAATTGTTCTATTTGCGTTGCGTAAGGCTGGCGTTGCTTCTGATGCGACGCTAACTGATGCTGAGCCGAAATCGGTAGAGGATGGTATTCATGATCTAGAAGATATGATGTCCGAACTACAAATAACATTTGGCGATTTGGGTTATAAGTTTTCACTAGAAGATGAGCAACCAACACCAGATGATGATTCTGGCTTACCTCGCAAATACAAACAAGCTATCGGCTACCAATTGTTACTCAGAATATTAACTGATTACGGGCTAGAGCCAACACCAAGTCAAGAGGCATCAGCATCTTCTTCTTATGATGCATTATTACTTGATACGCTTAAGGTTCCATCTATTGATAGGCGTGGTGATATGCCTGTTGGTCAAGGTAATAAATACACAGCTTTAGGCGTAGATAGCTATTACGTCGAAAGGGGGTTTAATGCCACAGGTAAAGATTCCTCTTGCTAGAGGTTTGCGAAAAGACCCGCACACAGCAGATTACATTGACGGCCTTCCGGTTAATATGTTGGCCACACCGAAAGAAGTATTGAATGCGTCCGGTTATTTGCGTTCGTTCCCTGCACTAGAAAAACGTCATAGTGTTGATGGTGTATCTCGTGGTGTTCAGTACAACACGAAAAACAACACGGTCTATCGAGTGTGTGGTAATAAGCTTTATCGTGGACAGAATGCCATTGCTGACATTCAAGGTAAAGACAGGGTGACTATGGCTCACTCTGGTTACAGTCAAGCGGTGGCGTCAGGAGGTAAATTAAAACTCTATCGCTATGACGGTGAAGTTAAGGAATTAACTAACTGGCCTGAAGAAAAAGTAATTACTGAAGGTTATAAACGTGACGTTAAAAAATGGACTCACAAAGACGGCAATGATGATTTTGTGCCACTCACAAAGGGTGATCTGGATGGGTTCTTAACGTTAAAAATCACGCCTAAAACTTCTGATGGTAAAACCGGTAATGAGATGCTTATCACTGAGCAAATGGTAGGCGTTAAATTATCTCAGCAGGAAGAAGATGATAAGCCTTATCTTACTGATGTTCTGGTAGAAGGTGTTAAGCGCGCAGGTGGTAAAATTACAGTCACGTATAAAATGAACCTTGCCAAATCTAGCGAGCAAACAGCCAAAGACGTTACTGAATTTATAATGACGCAAGAGGTGCTAGAGGTAGTTGAGAGATACCCTCAATACGAATTAGGTGATGTTGTTGATGTTGCTCGTAACCGAGGGCGTTATATTTGGTTACAGAAAGGAGGTGAAAGGTTCGGAGTTACTGACTTAGAAGATGAGTCTAAACCTGATCGTTATCGTCCATTTCACACAGCTGAATCACAGCCTGACGGCATCATTGCTATCGATTCTTGGCGTGATATGGTTCTTTGCTTTGGTTCGTCAACTATCGAATACTTTACCATTACCGGATCAACAAACGCGTCACAAGTAATATATGCGCCACAACCATCTTATTTTGTTCAGATGGGTATTGCTGGTCGTGATGCTAAGTGTAAGTTTGGAGAATCATTTGCATTCATCAGCAACCCAGCAAACGGCGCGCCTTCTATTTATATTCTTGGTGCTGGAACGGCTAGCCAAATTTCCACAGCAAGTATTGATAAGATCATTCGTAGCTATACGTCAGACGAGTTATCACATGCGGTTCTTGAATCTATTCGATTTGATGGTCATGAGTTGCTCATTGTTCACTTACAGCGTCACACGCTTTGCTTTGATGCAGCGGGCAGTCAGCAATATCCGCAGTGGTGTATTCTAAAGTCTGGACTGTATGAAGAAACATATCGTGCAATTGATTTTATGTACGAAGGTAATCAGATCACTGTCGCGGATAAGAATGAGGGAGTTATTGGTAATCTTGCTTTCAATAAATCATCTCAGTATGACAAGCAGGTGGAGCATATCTTATATACGCCTATGGCTAAAGCCGATAACGCAAGGGTGTTCGATTTAGAGCTTGAGGCATCAACGGGTGTTGCTCAGATCGCTGATAAGTTATTTCTATCTGCAACGACTGATGGCATTAACTTTGGTCGAGAGCAAATGATTGAACAGAACTCACCATTCCAATATGACCGACGTGTTTTATGGCGAAGAGTAGGAAGAGTGAGAAAGAATATAGGGTTTAAAGTTCGCGTTATCACTAAGTCGCCTGTAACGCTGAGTGATCTGTCTATGAGGGTTGAATAATGGCAAATAAAAACCTTTCTAACCCCATAGAAATTCAGGCCTCTTATATTGTTCCAAACATCCTGCCTGATAACTTTAGCGAAACCTATCGACGCATAGTGTTGAGTGGCGCTGATGATATGGCAAAAGTAGCTGGTCGTGCAAATGAAGCTGGCGTGGAAGCGCTCGATGCTCAAGTTAAAAATGATGAACAAGACATTATTCTAGATGATCATGAGGAAAGGCTTGGTGATGCTGAGCAGACTATTATTCTACATGGCAATCAATTAGCAAATCATGAATCCCGTATCACAAAAACGGAAGATGATTTATCTAAGTTAGAGGTAAGGGTCCTTAACGTTGAGCAAGACGTTGATGGTCTGAAAATAAAGATACAAGATCTCGATGGACGAATATCTGAAATTAAAGTTGATTACGTTTCTCTCAGTAAAACAGAAAAACAAAAGCTTTTATCGCCCATCGATGTTTCAACATCCTACTCAGTAAACGGAACTAAAGTTGTTGGTTCTCGAGTTACCGGCTTTACATCAGCAACTGGTACAGCACTTAAGGGCTCGTTTAATGCTAACCAATCCTACTCATTCAGCGCCGATTACACTCGGTCAGAAATGCAAACTTTGGCTAATGGCTTAGTCGAGGCAAGACAACGAATCAAGGCGCTAGAAGATGCACTTCGCTCACACGGATTAATAGACTAATGGAAATTAAAATTATTGATAATCCTATTCGACTATCTGAGTTTTTAAATGATAAGTCGAACACGGGAAATATCGTTGATAGTAATGATCAGTATTTCATTAAACCTGATGCGCTTTACTTAGGTATTTATGAAGGAGTTCTATTGGTTGGTGTTTTCGAGGTGCGTAACTTCTGGCATACAGTCGTTGAGTGCCACGCCATCTTTGATGCTGGATTCCGTGGTAAGTATGCCTTTGATGCACACAAATTATTCTGCAAGTGGTTGCTGGAAAATAGTCAATTCACTAACTCGGTAACTATGGTTCCTGATACCACAAAATATGGTCGCGTTATTGTGAAAATGCTTGGCGCTACTCGTGTCGGTCATTTAGATGATGCGTATATCAGTAATGGCAAACCAGTAGGTGTCACCATTTATCAACTAAAACGCGAACAGTACGAGGAGTTATTAAAATGCTGATTATTTCAGAGAGATTCAGAAACTCACTGCTACCAATGCATGGATATATGAAAGGGGGCGGTGATGGTGGTGCAGGTGCTCAAGCTGATGCGACTCGTGAAGCTACAGCGTTACAGCGTGAAATATGGCAGACAACCATGAATAACTTGGCGCCTTTTACACCTATGGCGCAACAGTACATTGGTCAATTGCAAAACTTATCTTCTTTAGAAGGTCAAGGTCAAGCATTAAACCAATACTACAAATCTCAGGCATTTAACGATTTATCAGGGCAGGCAAGATACCAACAATTACAAGGTGCGGAAGCCTCTGGAGGATTAGGTTCAACAGCAACAAGCAATCAACTTGCATCTATCGCTCCTACGCTTGGTCAAGGTTGGTTGGCTGACCAAATGAACAACTATCAGAATCTGGCGAATATAGGTCTAGGCGCATTACAAGGGCAGGCAAACGCAGGTCAGAGTTACGCCAACAATACAGGGCAGTTACTACAACAGAATGCAGCAGCTCAAGCGGCTATGGCTAACCGCCCTTCATCTATGCAACAAGGGATTATGGGTGGATTAGGTGGTGCTACTGCCGGCATGGCTATTGGTGGTCCATGGGGCGCTGCGATAGGTGGTGGCCTTGGTGTTCTTGGCTCATTATTTTAAGGTGATGATATGGCTACATGGAACCAGCAAGGATCAGGGGGATTTCTTGGCGGTATTGGTTTAAATAATACTAACGCCCCTAAAGCAAGTGACGCAAACGCAACTCTTGCTATGATCCGAGAAAATAATGACCTACAAAGGTCTGGAGCTAATAATATCGGGTTGCAGTTAGCCCAAGGGCTTGGTGGACTTGGTGAAATGTACAAGCAACAGCAAGCTCAGAAAAGAGATAAAGAATTCCAATCTTTGTGGGGCAAGGCGTACGCATCTGGAGATAGAGACGCTATGAGACAGTTAATGGCTACATATCCAGATCAAGCTGAGAAAATAACCTCAGGTATGCAGGGAATATCAGAGGACGTCAGGGAATCTTTAGGAAACATAGCATCTGGCTACCGGATGGCTATTAATAGTGGTAATGCTACTGATTACATCCGTAAAAATGCTGATGAGTTAAGACGATTAGGTATTGACCCTCAGCAGGCTCTGGCTATGGCAAATGAAAACCCCAAAGGGGCTATAGAGTTAGCTGACCATATCGGCATGTCTGCATTAGGACCTGATAAGTATTTTGATATTCAGGATAAAATCGAAGGTCGATCTATTGATAGAGATAAACTTTCCGAGACAGTGCGTAGTAATCAAGCCAGTGAAGCGTTAACGAGAGAAGGTCATCAAATACAAATCAGGTGGCAAAATATCTCCGCTCAAAACTCTATTAGGTCAGCTAACTCTTCAGGAAGTAAGCCTGCATCTGTGCAAGAGTACGAGTACATGGTATCGCTTACCCCTGAGCAACGTAAGCAGTTTTTAGCGTTAAAAGGCAGGGGAGAGAGTGAATTACAACAAGCTCAGTTATCCAATGGCCAAACTGTAATGATTGACCCTAAAGCTCAAGGCGCAGGAGATTCTAAGTATTACAAGGGGTTCGACGCTAACGGTAATGTAGTCACCATTCCTGTTAATGCTTTATCAAGTGTGTCGTCTACAGCAAATAATGCATCAACTACACGCATGAATGAGGATTTATCTTTAATAGCAAATGCGCCTATATCTCAATTAAATGCTATCACTGGCATTACTGGAGGAACAGGAACAACTCCTATAACAGCTGACGCAGGAACTAGGACAGTAAATAGAGAGGCAAGATCTTTATATAATGCAGCTCAGCGTATACAAGGCAATATGCAAAATCAAGGTATTAGTGCAGCTAGAGAGATGGGGGCTAGTGGGATTAATACGGTTGCAGAAGCAAAAATGTTCCTCCAGTCAATGCCACAACTTGATTATTCCAGCCCTGAAGCATTACAGAATTCGGTGAAAATAATTGACCAATACACGAAAGCATTTAATTCAAGAAATAATGCCAACCTAGGCACACCATCAAGCCAGAAAGCAACACAGCAACCGGCTAGCAGTAACCAAAGCGGATATTCTTCATTATGGGGTGATTAATGGCTAAACCATGGAAAGAGGTGATCTCGTCACCTCAGTATCAGTCACTATCTAGCGAACAAAAAGCAGAAGCGCAAGAGCAATATTTTAATGATGTGGTTGCTCCTAATGTTGGTAATGATATAGATAACGCAAGACAACAGTTTTATAAGGCATATCCACTCCCTCAACCTCAGCAAGAACAAGAAACCCAACCAGCGCAGACAGAAAATAGTTATATCGCGGGCATGAAGCAAGCCAACCAGAATCTTTCTCAAGGGTTACAGCAATCGTCTGAGGACGCCAAAAGTTTCCGTGAAAACGTAATAGATGCCTTCACTGGTGAAAGCAAGATGACTCCTGAAGTCCAAGGGCTAGAAGGGATCATGTCTTCGCCAGAAATGAATGCATTTAATACTGACGCAATGAAAGCGGCTTGGGTACAAATGTTCGGCAACGACAACGACTTTGTAAAAGTGATCGGTAATATGGGAGGTAAGGTATCTCAAGATGAAAAGGGAAATTTACTGGTTGACTTACCGTCTGGCCGATATGCATTAAATAAGCCTGGCCTATCAGCTGAAGATATCATGCCGTTTATCGCGAACGCGGCCGCATTCACTCCAGCTGGGAGAGCATCAACTGTATTAGGCGCTACTGCAAAATCAGCAGGAACAGACTTGGCACTACAATCATCAGTAAACATGGCTGGCGGTGGTGATATTAACCCACTACAAACAGCATTATCAGCAGGACTTGGAGGTGGATTTAAAGCGGCAGAGAAACTTGTTAATAGTGGCTATCGAGTAGCAACTGGCAAGCCAACTCAAGAAGCGTCTGAACTGTCTGAATTTGCTAAGCAGAACAATGTGCCTCTATACACAACTGACGTTGTACCACCGCAATCAAAAACAGGTAGGCTGGCTCAAGGAGCTGCTGAAAATATTCCTTTTGCTGGTACTGCAGGTTTGCGATCAAATCAACAAGAGGCGAGGAGTAAACTTGTTCGAGATTTCGCAGACAGGTTTGGAGAGTACGATCCTAGCCAAGTTGTTGAGAGTTTGAAGCGAAAAACATCAACAATAAAACAGGCGGCGGGTGAAAGGTTAGACTCAATCCAGAATGCGTTATCTGGTGTACCTATCACCCCTAACCGAGCAATAAATCAGATTGATAGCGAAATAGCAAAACTGTCTAAACTTGGTGAGGTTGCTGACACACAGACCATCTCAAAATTGCAGTCTTACAGGAATGAGCTTGCATCTGGTAACGTTGATATTTCTCAATTACGAGATTTAAGGACTCAATTTAGACAAGACGTTAAGGGTGAAAGAATGGCTATGCCTAATCGCTCTGACGCTGCGATAAATAGAGTTTATAAAGCCATGTCTGATGACGCTAGTGATGCAATATCATCAAACTTAGGCGCTGATGCTTTACGCAAATATAACCAAGCCAATGCTATCTATGCAGATGAAGCAAATAAAATATTAAATACTCGATTGAAGAATATCTTAACCAAAGGTGATTTAACTCCAGAGGTAGTTAACAATATTTTATTTAGCAAAAACAGATCTGAAATAAGAAGCCTGTATAACTCAGTTGACACTCGTGGGCGCGCTCAAATGAGGAATGCCATTATTGGTAAAGCAATTGAGAAAGCTGGTGACTCCCCCGATCAGTTCTTGAGGCAACTAAATATTATGTCAAACCAAACAGGGATAGCTTTTAGAGGTCAAGATGCTATTTATATAAATGGCCTGAAGAAGTATTTAGAAGCAACAAAACAAGCCGCAAAGGCCGGTGTAACAACACCGACTGGTCAACAAGCAATTCCTTTCATACTTGGCCTAGGCGCGGCAATAAAACCATCAACCGCAATTGGCGCTGGAACTTATGGTGCACTAGCTCGCATTTATGAAAGTAAACCAGTTAGAGAGGCGGTGATGAGATTGGCAGGAACTCCAGCAGGAACAAGTAAATTTGAAAAAGCCGTCTCTACAATATCACAAAGTTTAAGTGCTGGTGTGCAATCTGAGGCTAGGAAATAAAAGGAAGGGCGATAGCCCTTCTTTAATATGAGCTATTACATTGAACGTTATTACCAAGTTTATAACAATTGGTTGATACGTTTCCATGTTGCTGTACTGGTGGGTAGTAAGGGGCTGGTCTATTGGCCTTATTTTCTATTGCTTGCATGGTCTGCATGGTCTGGTAATTCAATAATCCTTGCTGTATAGCTTGAGATTGAACCATTGAATTGTAATTTTCTTGTGCTTGTAGCTTCATATAAAAGTTTTGCAACTCTAATCTTGCTTGAGAATCGCTAATTTCTCCTGCGTCAACTTTTTCGCCAAGGTACTTAGCAGCAAGGACATACATTTTTGTTAGTGGAGAATCACTCATCCTTGAGTCTGATAAGACTGATTTATTTAAGCAGTCAGCAACAACAGAAAGTTGGTCACTTTGCATTTCACATTTTGCTTGATAATCACTAACTTTTGCGCATCCAGTTAGTAGAAAGAATGAAAAGATAATTAATTTTTTCACCATCACCTCACAATTGTTTATTTTTTATCATTATATAGCTTAACTAATGTATCGAACACTATCTTTTTAACTTCTTCTGCTTGGTGATCTGCTAGTTTTTCAGCATCACTTCTATACCCAACTACCGAAGAAGGAGTTGATAAATAAATATCAATTATGTGAACAAGCTCAGAGTTCAAAGACCTACCATTCATCTTTGCTCTTTGTTTTAGCTTCTCTTTTGTCTCAGCAGTAAGCCGTAGATTGAACTGCGTGTCTTCTCTTGCCATTTGTCTCACCCTATTTTTTGGTGGACAAACATAATATAACCTACTGTATTTATTCACAATAAGACCACGGTGATACTATTTCCGTGACTACTCACGCCTGGAGAAAGCAATGTCAGATATTATCCCTAATGTCGTCGTATCAATGCCATCACAATTATTCACTCTCGCAAGGAAATTCCAAGCGGCGAGTAATGGTAAGATTTATATTGGTAAAATTGATACAGATCCAACATTACCAGAAAACCAAATTCAGGTTTATTTAGAAAATGAAGATGGCTCTCACATTCCAGTTCCTCAGCCGTTGATTATCAATCAGGCTGGGTTTCCTGTTTACAATGGTCAGATTGCTAAGTTTGTAACAGTAGAAGGACACAGCATGGCTGTGTACGACAGTTACGGCGGACAGCAATTCTATTATCCGAATGTGTTGAAGTATGATCCTGACAGGCTCAGAGGTGAAATAAACGATATTGTTAGAAACTTTAACGCAACGGTAACGGCAATTGAATCCATAGGTACTAAGCATGGTCAGTCAATAAAAACTGGGGGGTTTTATACTGAAGGTGACGGAGGGTCAGCAACTTGGCATAGAGATGCATCTATGGATGGTGGTGTTTATACAGGGTTACCTGAGTACAAGAATGGTAAAATTGTAATCTATTCTTCGGTGGGTTCTGCGTTTGTGCTTGATACGCCTGTCTTAACGCAGGAAGTTGATTTGCGGCAACTTGGAGCTAAGGAATCAACTCATATTGACCACGTTTTTTCTGTTGCAACTTCATACTGTAAAAGTAGCAAAAATGTAAAAAGAATTGTTATTGTTGGTAATTATACCCATGAAAACCCTTTAGTTATTCCTGAACGAGTAGAGGTTGACTACCTAAATTATTTATCATCATCTACAACAAAAGTAACCAATAATACATCTGGGCTACCTATTTTAACTGGTGGATACGGCGGGGATTTGGTTATGGATGTAGACGCGTGTATCATTTTAGATCATGGATACGGCGCTAAAATAAATAATTTCAACTTAAAATGTAATGCACCAAATAGTGTTGAACATGGTATATATCACGGATTTACTCGGGAAGTTGTTATTGCTGATGCAATTGGTCGGATAGGAGAAAAAGGTGATGATAAGTTAAAGAAACTAAATAATGCGATCACGGCTCAGCAAGGATTTTTTCATCTGTATGGGAATGTAACTAGTTTTGTTAATAAGAGAGTATGGAATTATATTTTTAATTCTAAAAATACTGGATGTAATGTTATTAAGATACGTCAAGCATGGAACTACGGAGCAGAAGAAAGCGTGATGAAGTTTCAAGGTTCTACAAGCGTATCTTTGGGGCAGCAGTATTGTGAGGGAACTAATGGTCAAATATATGAATTTTTTGGTTGCACAGGAGCTACATGTGAGATCCTATCAATTGATAGGCACGAATGTAATTCCATAGCTCCGGTTTTTCGATCTAGAAACTCACAAGTTGAATTTGGTGCAATTACAATCAATGCAATCACAGTAAAAGAGGGTGATATTGGAATTTTATTTGATCACTCGTCTAGCGGTGGTATTTATGGTTGTTTAACTATCAACGGCATCACGGCAAGACCTAATGATAGAAATATCGAAAATTTAACCACTCTAGTTAAGAGCCGTGATAATTGTGTTATTCGTGGCATGCCAATTCCTCCTATCGGCGCCATTGGAAATATTGGAGGATCACCTAATTCTTTGTGGTCAGCAGAGAAAGATACAGGCATAGCAACGACAGATCAGAATAGAACATTGATAAGCAGTTATGAAAGCCAAGCATCAGGGATTAGAACTACAGTTGCAAACTCATTTAGAAGCATTGCTGATAAAGAAGGTTCGACAGTGTTAAGTAGTTCTCTTGTTCGTTCTGGGACTGGTTATGAAGTTTGCGGTGGATTTGGGGGATCGTCTGGTGAAAATATATCTTCTGCTAATCGTAAATGGTCTCTAGATTCGTCTAACGGGAACATTAAGGCTGCTGGAGTGATAACTCAAGGAGCTTCATTTTCTGATTACGCTGAATATTTTGAAAATGCAGAATATGGTGTTATTCCACTAGGAACTATTGTTGAATTAATAGCGGATAAAATAAGACCAGCGAATGGAGATGAATTTATTGGAGTTATTTCTGGCACAGCAGGTATTGCACTAAACGCCTCGTCATTATGTTGGAGTAAAAAATATTTGACGGGGAAGTATGGCGAGCCAATTTATGAGATTATTAATGGACATAAAGTTCGTAAAGAAAACTCTGATTATGACCCATATATCG